ATCCAACATCAATCTATAAGGAGAGATTATTATGAATAAGCACTGGATAGAATCAATTGAAATCGGAAAAACTGATGAAGTTTTAAGAGAATCAAATGATAAGGAGAGAGTCGAAGCAATCGTAATTCCAGAGAGTTGCGATTGGGATTTGGTTCCAAAGATTGAAGAAATGAAAGAAATGGATATTGAAGTAATCGTTATAAATATTGATGACTTTGCAGAAATGTTCAGTACAATAGCAGAAGATTCTGTTATTGTTAATGTATCAGAATAGAAAGGAGAGTTATGCACCGTATGACAAAGAAAGATTTTGCATACAATAACGGATGGTTTTGTCCGTTCTGCTATCTTGGTAGCATAGACTATGTGGAAAATTCTGCTAGTCGATTAGAAGAAACTAAAAAATGTTTAGACTGCAATGCAGAATGGATAGAACATCATAAAGTATCACATTATACTGTAATCAAGAAACCAGAAACGAAAGGATAGACACAATGGCTAATGATAATAAGCACTTACGTTCAAATGACTTGAATGTGAATGAACTTGTAGATGACCTAACTCATGTGTTTGGGTCGCAGAATGTTCATGTAATCGATGAAAATACGGATTTTTCCAAATTAGGAAATCCGTTTTTGGAAAATTCTAAAAAAGGGAAAGGAAAAAATGGAAAGAGAATTAGTAGCAATAAAAGTAGAGACTAAAAAGCGGATGGACAAGCACCTGAAGCGAATGTTTAAGGAAACTGGTATGAAGTTCACAAGCATATCTTTCTTGTCTTCAGCAGTAGAAGAACGCATCAAGAGAGATATTGAAAAGATAAAGCAGTTACCTTTTTAACAATCTCCTTAATCATTCGCAGAAATAGAAAGTCGTATCTTTTCCAGACTTGGAGGTGCGACTTTCATAATTAATCAACTCTGCTTCAAATAAATCTTCCAGTAAATTCTTCCGTTGTTGTCGTGACTTTATAAAGCGAGTGCGTTGTGTAAGTTCACTCATGGTTACACCTTTCTCACCATATTCTGCAATTATCCGTTCAACTCTCTTGCTTTCTTTCTCTGCAAAGTTGTCACTCAAATGAGTTGCAATTTCCTGAATAGCGTTTTTCATTAGTGCATCTACTAAATTGGTAGAATAATTTGCAACCTCTACAGGAATTTCGTTAAGCAGATTTGATACAGTCAAGATCAAAGCTATCTTTTTGGAATGCTCACTTGCACGAACCCACATCGAAGCAGTAGAGTTCTTCTTATCGGCTCTATCCAGACTTATATCCTCAAACCTATCAAATATCTCCAGACTCTCCTGAGAGTAACCAATCGTCATTGGGTCAGGGTCGCAAGTGATTTCTCCGAAGTCGTAATTGATTAGAGTGCGGTATCTTGTCTTGCTATCTACGACCTCTCCATGATGATCGATAAATTTTGTTGGATCATACGTCCGACCTCTTGAGGAGATCTTGATGTTCTCAGTGAGGTTGTAGAGTCTCAGGATCGACTCTTTCAGTCCAGTTGGTATCTCTCTTACACGCTTAGTCAGTTGTCGTGCAGTCCTGTCTTCAGCAGAGAAAATAAGGAATCTATTCAGACTTCCATCTCTCACAGCAGTATGCGTCAGTCCTTCCCAGAACGAGTCTGGAGTTGACGTTGCATAAATGTTTGCATGTGGTTGGCTAATAACAAAACGCGGATTCTCTCTTGCATTTGCTTTATCAGTTCCAAAGAAAGTTGTTGCAGACGATGAGTACAGTTCCATCAGTGTTGTCATCACATCACGAACATGACCTGAAGATTTTTCACCAAGAATTGATTGGATATATTTGCCGAACTCGTCAAAGAGGAAAAGAGCAGATGGAGATGCCGACAAAACTCTCTCAATGGCTGTTCTGGAAGTGACCTTTTCTGCGCCGAATCCTTGTATCTCCAGTTGAGAATAGATCTTTTTGATGATGCTTCGAGCTGATTCCTTACCGATTCCTGTCTTTCCAAGACCCACTGTGAACAGGTTAGGTCGTATGTCATCCTCCGTACAGACTTTTCTTCCAATTAGAGTTCCGACAAACGTCAGAGATGCAGACAGTGCAAGGATCGGCTGTGGATACCGCGAATTTTCGCAGATGAATCTAACCATGTCACCAACCAGACCTTCTGGATAGCACATGGAAGTTTCCAGAGGAACTATTAATCCAGCAGTCCTTTTTTCCTTGACCTTCTTCTCACGTGGCACAAGTTGGTGATCTGGTGTAATGCTTTGCTGGTTGAATACGTTATTATTGTCAGGAACGAAGTGTTGCATGACAGTACCAGCAGACACACCTCCTTCCGGTGAAATGGAGTTCCATTTGTAGCGCATCTCCGAAGCATTATACTTGGAACTTTGCGATGACCAAGAGTCCCAGAGTTCAAATCCAGATTCGCCAAGTAGTGCTTTTAGCGAACATCCGACCTTGAACCAGACTGAATATTCTTCAGGAAAAATACTCTTGAGTGCAATCTCTGCTTTCTCGTAATCACTCTTGGAAGGGTCAGTGAAGACTTGCGTGGAGTCAAAGAAGATGTCGTCAGCACTGGTTCCGCATACAGCATCAGCTACGTCCTCATCACCTTCAATTCGTGCGTTGTCGTGAAACTCCAGAGCAACAGCATCCGTATTACCTTTTATATCCTCATCATGCGAGACAAACATCAGTCTATTGATGTCCTTACAGGAACTGTCAAGTTCGACTCCATGATTTTCTCGGAAGTATTTCTTTGCATGAAGGAAGTAGTCTGCGTGGTGACTTGGGTCTTGAGGAACTTTGATTGCGAGCTTTACACCTTCGCCAGACGGTGAAAGGAAACTTGCTCTAACGTGCGGATCGAGAGACAGTTGATCTCTCAGCAGTTCAGGATTCTTAACATTATCTATATCTCCTTGCAGGAGTCCTGAGTATTCAACCAGATCAGTCCGTCCATTAAACTCACCAGAAAGTGTAACTGCGAATAATAGTTTCTTCTTCTTATTATATGCGTCCTTCCCTGAGTCATTTAAACATGTCCTGAGTGCGTTTATTTCAGACTTCCACCTACCTAGACGTATATACTCAAAAAAGTCTTCTGTATCGATCAGCGCATGATTCTTCGATAATGCTGATTTGAAAATACTGATGTTCATTTACTCTCCTCTAAGATTTTTTTCCTAGTTCATACAACTCTCTGTGCTTGTCTCCTCTTTTACCAATATACTCATGTGAGTAACAGATCCTTGAAGCATCTGGCAACCAGTGATTAAATTCGTCCTTTGTTGCAGTGTTAATCTTTTTAAGATTTGTTGCAGTTGCTCTCCACCAATCGTGCTTCTGTCGATACTCTCCGAACCTGAAGTGTGCAGTCTTTGAGAAGTACCTGTAACCTTGATCCAAATGAAGTTGACCAAGTGCATCTGAAAACCTGACTCCAATTCCAAGACCCTGAAAGTCTGGAAGTATAACAGTCCTGCTTGCACGAACAGAATTACGATTATCACCTTCATACAATGGAGGAAAGTAGCCCGGAAAGAACAGTGTTCCATTGAATCCAACCATTTTATCTTCCCAGTAACAGAGGTAACATTTTGCAGTCTGGTTTAAGTCTGCACTTAGATAGTGATGCTGACTAAAGGTTTTCCATGAAGATCTTGTACACTTGTAGATTTCAAATCGAATAGGTATCCGTCGAAGCCACCTCCCGATTGTGAAAGAACCATCTGAAGTATCGAATGTCCATTCTGGTTCTAACCAATCTTTAATATCTTCGTGACAAGACGCAAATACAATGTTCTTTAGATTGTTACGCTTGATATATTTACTAATCGCATAGCTTGCTGACTTCGCAACATCACGATTAACAACAGACGTAAATTCGTCTATAACTGCTCCGTTTTGTAATTTACGTGCTAAGTCTGCTCTGAACTTCTCTCCTGTGCTTAGAGCATGATATGGACGTAGCCATGAAGGTATTGAGTTGAATCCTACAGCAGATAGTTTATCCATTGCTTCATCTGGAGTCTCAAAGTGAGAAACAATAGCTAATTCAGGATTCCAGTGAGGAACTTTTTCTTCACCGAATTCCTTCAGCAGAGAAGACTTTCCTGAACCAGACGGACCCATTATCAATCCAGTGGAGAATTCATCTGGAACAGGAGGTTTGTCAAAACAAGTGAATGAAGTTTTTCCGTCAAACTCATAATCAAATGCTTCACTTGCTCTTGCAGTAAACTCGTCTTTTCTGACTATTGACTCTAGTATCTTCAAAGTTTCTCTCGTACTTTCATGTATGCTATGTAGCACCTAAAACTATCTAGTGATCTCTTTCTGCGTCGTTCTTCACTGATCTTTCCTTCTTCAATTCTTTTCTCATTTGCTTGGACTTCCTTTTCATGCTTGTTCATTTTTTCCTATGAATTCTTCCAGCGTCATACTTCCTTTAGCTTGATTACACTCAGGACATGCTATACAAAGATTGCTTTCATCTTTATCTGATAGTTCTTTTAGACTCGTTCTTGGAACTATGTGATCCAGACAGAATTTATCGTCAATAGACAGTGACCTTCCGCAATAGGTACATGATGCTGAAAATGGATTAATGTCATTAAAGCCCGCATTCGCTCTCGACCTCATCCAAACACGGATATAAGTCGAGCGAGAATACCCACCTTTCTTTGGAACTTGTTTTTTTGTAGCTTGAATATAACGTGCTTTCTCTTTACACGACCTACCGCAATATTTTTGAGTAGTAAATCGAGTAGTGCTATACTCCTCCTCGCAGATCAAGCACGTTTTAGATTTTACTTCTGACATCTAAAATGGAATATCGTCAGAAGTCGCAGAGGAACCTTCTGCTATGTGATTGGAGGAAAGTTCACATGGTGGTTCACCACCTCGTTTTGGTAGAGATAAAATCTCCTCTACTAAGCCCGACCTTTGTTTAGGAGATTCTCCTGCAGAGTTAGGAAGGTACTTCTTCACTCTGTTCTGATCTCCGTACTGTGAGTCAGTTTCAAGAGAGACTGATGCTCTTAGAGGAATATAATGAAGTTCCTCAGAGGTTTGAGGTTTCAGTACATTTGTCGCATTACAGATAGATTTCATTGTCTGCTGTGCGATCTCTCTGACGTTATCTTTTGGATGCCAGAGGTTGACGATATCCCAGATGTAGCGATTCTTATAATCACCATCTAGGATTTGGAGTTTCAGGTTCAAGTATTTATTACCTGTACCAGAAATCTTTTCCTCAGTTTCAGCAATATGTACCAGATACTTACCTTCAGGTATTGCTCCAAAATCTGAGGAAATTTCGTTACTGACTATGCTTGTGGAATCAAAATTCAGATCCATAATTATCCTTTCCTTGCTTTCGCAATTTCTTGTTTAAAAACCTTCCAATCCAGAGGAAGTGGTGATGGTATAGCGACGCGACTCTTTGCTTCAAACGCTGGTTGACCAATCGTGTGCTTAATACGATTTCCAGTAGTGGTTGCTTTATAGATATTCTGTCCGAACTTCTCTCCAGCTTTAAACGAATGAATTTCAAAAAGTGCGAAAGAACAAAAGTCTGCCCATTCTCTGACAACTCCACGAACTCTCTTGTCGAGCTTAATGTCGTGCCGATCATAAGAGTCTGAAGTTGGATCTTCGATCCTTATGATCTGTGAGTGAGCAATTACAATAATGTCCAGACCTAACGCTCGTAGCGAATCTAGTCCAGAGAGGAAACCGTGCCAGTAATTAACTGCCATTGAGTATCCTTTTCCAAATCCTATCTGTTCGATTGAGTCAACATTATTGACAGTGCATACTTTTTCATGCACCTTTTTCTCTAACCAATCAGCAGAGTCTATCACTACTGTTTTGCAATCTAGTTTTTTATGCTCAGAATAGATCAACCTGAGTGCGTCCGTAACATCATCAAACGTCACTGATTTGTCGTACAGAGGAATTGACTGAACATCGTGTTCACTCATACCTCCTTCAAAATCTAACGCTATTACACCATCCGCAGAACATGCGTAATGTGTTTTTCCTACACCATCCAATCCGTACACTAATTCACGAATTGGTTTTGGTTGTTTACCCTTAACAATACTGCTAAGAGATATTTTATTAGTTGCCATTACTCTCCTTTTTTGGGAGTGACTGAAAATCTCCTGAAGCTCGACTCCTTTAAATACTTTTCGCAGAGTTTTGGTTCATCAATCTTCATCTGTTTCTGGTCTAAACTAGACCTTGTTTGAGTCGCCCAAGTAGCAACTCTCTGACCCTCAGAATCTTCACACACTGAAGCATCCTTCATGTGGTTTTGGATTTGAGTCTTTATAGCATCTAACTTTTTGCCAGACGCTTTGTATATTTCGTTTTCGTTATGGTATTCATCAAGGATGTGATTCATGTCAATTGGAAGATAAGCAATTTTCTCTACATCACCTATAGGGAATAGTGATGCAGTCTCACTTGTTGTCTCAGGAATTGGTGGAATCTTCTTAACAACACATTCGTTCCAGAACTCCAGTTCCTTTTGTACCAACTCATCAATCTTTTCTTCATTTCGATGAATTGTATGAATCATTAATTCTTGACCTCCTACCAATGCACAAACATCGAAATAATCAAAACCTGTAATTGCTAGGTAGTGAAGCACCTGATACTCGTAATATATAGGAGGTTGCTTGTTCCAGTATTTAGCTTGTCGCAGACCTACGTTTTTGATCTCCAGACCTGCATTCTCTCCTTCGATCTTCTTGTCAATGTGACCTTGAAGAATTGGATACTCCTTATGTCTGTATGTACGGTTGACATTACGAACTCTTTTTCCTGTTCGCTCTGCATACTCCTTTGCAATGATGTCTTCCAAGAGGACACCCCACCTTATTTTTTCGATGTCGCTGAGATCGTCAGGAACTCTTGCACCTGTTTTCACTTCCCAGAGTTCGACTTTATTCGTGAAAGGATTCAAGCCCATAATAATTGAAGCATCTGATCCTCCAATCCCTTGATTACGAACCTCTTGATCTGCTTCAAGTTTGTACGTGGATTCACGAATCCGATTCATCATCTCCGCTTGACTGCTCACTATCTCCATAACCTTCTCCTTATTCCGGTTGTATTTTGTTTTGACTCGATGAACTTGCGAGCCGCGATTCTTAATTCCTACCATGTTTCCTAAAATTGAATTTACAAAAACGGAAGAATGTCTTCCGTGATTCTCTATTCCTCTCGTCCTGAGATTTCCGAATTGCTTGTAAAACTTTAAAATTACTGAGATCCATTTCTAACTGTTCCATTGCTCTCCTCCTTTACTTCTCTTAATTGCGAAATAAAATCCTCATCGTATCCATCTGGAAATAGAATCGATAGAGATTCATCCGACATAATCGCTTTCATTTTTGCGTTAAATTCAGACAAACCATCATCCATATATATATTTTTCAATTTTTCAACTGATTCAAGAAAATGAATTCTCCTTATATTTTCTTGGTCATCTATCTGTTCCATGATTCTCTCCTTTGAGTATGTTGATAAATTCTTCATTACCGATTAAGTTATAAATTTCGATTTGTTGACAATCTCCTTGAATAACCTTTCCATTCCTTGCGTCTACCTCTCCTTTCTTCCAAGAATCTCCTTTCCTATATAGTGTTAATAAATCCGTTGCTCCTAGCATGAATCCTTCGGTGAACTTTGCTTCAACTAAGACATCCTTCTTTTTAAGCAGTGAGATAAAGTAAAAATAGTCAGGTTTCTGGTTCTTCAAAGATGTATTAAATACGGAACAATCGTAATAACCTTTCGGAGGTGTGCTCCGATCTTTTGTTTTAACCTCAACCTTAAACTTTTCATCAACTACAAAATCGTGATTGTATCTCTCCTGCTCACCTTCTTCTTTCCGCACTGTTAGTCCATTAGCTTTAATGAACTTTTCAAACAGAACTTCTCCAATTGCACCTATTATCTTTGCTGGTTCACCTAAAATTGATCCATTTAAAGGAGGGACATCTAAAGCTCGCTTCTCTGCTTCCAGCAGTATTTCTTCAGTAATATTCATACCATATACTCGTAGTGTGTTTAGTTCCATATAGATTATCTGGTTCAATCTCTGGTGCTTTATGGTAGTAAGTATTAATACGAGTCTTATCTTCCTCTGTTAATTCACCAGAATTCTCACCTCCCCATTCTTCCAGCATCTCAAATGTACTTTTGTTCTCTAACTCAATCGAAATGGATTCCACCAAACTCATGTGTCCATGCTGTTGTCTACAGATTTCGGTATTAATTTTTCCCACATCTATTCTCCAATATAATGTGACCTTCTATGCTCCAGAATTTCTTTGCTTGGATGTGCCAAACCTTGCAGTCTTCAGGAAGTAGCGAATCCATGATTCCTTTTGCGAGATTGTCCGTGTCCGGCCTTTGTCTGTGAGGAGTACCGATCATCTTATCTTTCTTTTTCTGCGACCATGATTTCGGTGTAGGAATATGAAACTCCAGATAGATTTGCTCTCCAAGCACAAAGTCATTTGCTAGACATGCTTGACGTAATGCGTCACTGTATGCTCTGTACCGTAAGACTACAGGACGTTTCCTCCAGCGGTCTGAACGATTCTGTCTAGGTGCGGAAACTGGAGTAATATCAAAGCGCATCGATTTCAATTAGCTCATCGTGATCGAACTCTAGACCGAAACCCATAAGCTCATCGTTTGTGTGACCAAACTGAATATTAACCTCTGGAAGTTTTGCTCTAGGTGAGTCAGGGAATTTCAGGATAGTTCCACCAGATTGCAGATATGCGAGAACATGACTTTTCGTTTTGTCACCTCTGCGAAATTCCGCGACCTTTACACGTTCAAACTCAGTGTGATCTTTTATGACTACGATTGGTTTCCGTTTCTCCATAGGTTTAACAGGAGTTAGTTTCCGCGCATTGATACGTTTCTCTTGCTGTCTTTTTTTAGCTTGTATTCCAGAACATGCTTTTGAACAGGCAGTGTTATCTTCACGTAGCGGATAAAATTCCTCACCACAGACTGTGCAGTCCCTTGCTGGATTCTTTTTCCTCATCATTGCGGAATGTTTTATTGCAGAAGCAGATTTGTGTTTTCCATAACATACGTCACCGCAAAAACGTGTTCTAAATCCTGTCAGTTTCTTTGAACAGACAAAACATTTTTTAATTTTCATTAACTTCTCCATGTCGTAAATTAAATTTATTCACAAGCAACTCTAACTTTTCTTCTTTCTTTTTCTTCTCAGAGAGAAGCAGTTCCTTGTTGTTTTTTAATTTTAAATCTGCTCTCAATCCACGTACTTCTTTAGTCAATAGACAGAGTGCTTTAACAAGTTCTTTCATAAAGAATTTAAATCTGAACGTAATTGAACTGCATTCTCATCGCAGAGTTTTTCTGCAATTGCGTGTACCTGCTCATTAAGGTCTTTATTAAGAATATTACACACTTGCGGATAGCTATATTTCGGCATCTGACGAGCGACATCCTGTAAAGTTACTCCACATACTTTCATCTTTTTTCGTAATTCCATTTTTCTCCTTGACATTTAATATTAATAATTATATATTCTTACCTACATTGTTATTTATTAATGAATTTAGATAAGAATATATCTAACTTACACATAATAAACTAACACTGTGATAACAAGTATAAACACAATGACGTGTTTGTCAACAAAAGATTTCTTAGTAGAGGTCTTATGAAGAAAATAAAGGAGAGATTAAAAACTCTCATAGAAGAAAATGGAGGGAATCAAGCGAAGATTGCTAGACAAATCGGAGTTGACCCTGCTCAGTTAGGTTCAATCTTTTCTGAGGAAAAACGCGGATTATCAGCGACGATAATCATTGGTCTAGCAAAAGAAGGTTACGACGTTCAGTGGTTACTCACTGGAGAGTCTAACCGTAACCGCATCACTGAACTGGAGACGGATCTTGGTGATGCTAACCGATTAATAGATTCATTAGAAAGAATCCTAAAAGGAGGGAAATAAGATGAAAGAACAAATAACAGTCCAGTTGAAAAATTCCAATCCTGAAACTTGGAGGACATGGAAAGACTTGGAGAGTCACTTATCTGATGAAGCACTAGAGAAGGGATTAGAATTGAGTGACATCCAATATGATGAGGATGATTTCAGTAAAACGTGCATCTGCACGTTTAATGATCCAATTAGTTTCCAAAATGGAGTCATCAAGATGCAGAGGTGTGCAATAAAACATGGTCTGCACGTAGAACTTTTGGAAAAACTAATCCTTGAAACAGAAGGATTACAAGCAATCACTAATTATAGGAGAGAAAAATGCGTGAGGAAATAGGAATATTTGAAGATGAACTAACTGGATTTCTACGTTGTAGATTTACAGAGTTCAGGAGAAAAGGAAAAAGATCACCAACGTACAATCTTTGTACATTGGATCACCTTAATAACGATCCGAAAACTGGAAGGAAAAGAAGTCCTTCTCAGCGTAATAAGGTAATGAGTGATCTTTACCAGAAGAAATATGAAGAAAAGGAACAGTCTTTTAATGAGTTAAAAGATGAGAAGGTAGTCTTGTCGGAATCAGACAAGCATACAGTGACGGAAGCAATTCACAAATACTTGGATGATATTCTTCCAAGCAGAAGTGTTTCCACTAGGAAAAATTTCTCTCAACAGTTGGAGTTCTGGGAGAATAAATTCGGTGATCTCGTACTTTCTGAACTTACACCTCTGGATATTAAAAATGCTAGAGATGAGTTGTCTTCACCAGAGAGATCAGCTACTACACTGAACAGGTATCTCGGTGCGTTCAGTGCAGTCTTAGGATGTGCAGTAAAGGATTTCCTCTGGTTAGACGAGAATCCTTGTTGTAAGATACGAAAACTTGCTGAACCTAGAAGTCGGATTCGTTTCCTGACTCTTGATGAAAAGGATGATCTTCTTGCAGAGTGTGAAGGTGATCTGTATGATGCAGTCCAGCTTGCTCTTTTAACTGGAGCAAGGAAGCAGGAAATCTGGAGGATGAGGTTTGACCAGATAAACTGGAAACATAAGTTCCTGTCTTTTTATGAGACTAAAACTGGAATACCTCGTTCTGTCCCCATGTCACCGCAAATTCATTTGATTCTCCAGAATCGTGCGAAGTCGAATGAACTTAGAAGTAAGTATGTTTTTCCTTCTTCTATGAAAGCTAATTCACCGAATAGCTTTGAAAAGTCATGGGAGAATGCTTTAAGACGGTCTGGAGTAAAAGATTTTCGTTGGCATGACCTTCGTCATACTTCAGCATCTTACATGGTCATGGCAGGGATTTCATTAAGAACTGTAGCAGATATTTTAGGACACGCTAATATAAGCATGACCTTTAAATATGCTCACTTGTCTCCATTGCATTTGTCATCTGCACTGGATGTTTTAGATGAGGAACTCTTTTCTGAGAGTAAAGGGAAAGTAAAAAAATTAGGGTAAGACTCCGAACCAACTGATTTGAATGCAGTTTTATCTGACTTTTAATCAGGCGGTCGCGAGTTCGAGCCTCGCCCGACCCACCAAGAATTCAGTCACTTAGGAGTATTTAGGTGACTGACTCCTAATGTAAAATAAAGTAAAAAAGACAGAAAAATCGAGTTGAAGGTAAAAAAATATGCAAAAAAATCTACCTTGCTCCTTGTCTTTTCCTCTTTTTCCATTGGTCGTAATCTTGACCTGTAGCAGATGAACTACCAATGCCTAAACCTAGCAAACCCATTGGGTCGTATTTCCCTCTAGACATTGCACGTTGAGTTAATAAACCTTCAGCAGATTTAAGATTCTTTCCAACCTTTTCACCTTTCTCAAACGCAAACTTCGCTCCAGACGTTGCTTTCTTTTTTAATATTTCTGGAGTAACTGCTCGTTCAACTGCTGTCACAACTGCTGGAGCATTTCTTGATTTTACGTCCTGTAACATTTGAAGTCCTGCACCTATTGCTGTATCGTCATCCATTGCTTGTCTGGATGCAGTTAAGGAATTTTTCAACAGTACGTTATCTACATATATTCTTTCTCCAAGAACATCAAGTCTTGCAAGCAATCTTCTCCTTTGTTTAGGGTCAGGAACTAACCATGTAAGTTTATTAAGGTTCTGTTCAGACTTAAAGTAATCTGCAACTGCTCTCGGATTCTTACCTTCTCCTGCTCTTTCAATCCAATCCATCAGTGAATTATACGCACCTAGTTTGAATGAATCTCTCTGACTTATTTCTAATTGCTTCCAGACATACTCTGCATCGTCTTTAGATAGACTTGGTTTCCATAGATCAGTACCTTCCTCAAATGCGTCTTCCAACTCAGCTTGTCCTTGATACTTACTCCTTGCAGTTTTATAAGCTGGATGCGCGTCTTCTGTAAGAGTGACCATTCTGGTCTTTAATTCTGTTATGTCAGGTTTAGAACCTTTCAATGCTGGAGGTGCGTCAGGAAGATGAGCATATTTGTATTTGCGATCCAGATACTTTTTAACTGAATCCAACGCCCAGACAGGCCATTCAACAGGATCATTGGAGATAGGAATTAAGTTACCTGCTTGATCTCTGTCGAAAGTCATTGGTAATCCATCTACAAAGTAGTCACTGTTTGGATCTTCTACCATCCGATACCTTTGCTCCAGAGGGAACTTTGGTAGAGTCTTACCATCTACTGAGTTCTTTGCTTGTCTCTCAGCAACCTTGTATGCTTCCATGAAATCTGGTCTGGAGAAAATATCATCGATCTCAGGATTTACGATAGTGTTGTAAATTTTATTTCCTTGCTCATCAACACGGAAATACGCTTCTTGATAGTGAGGTTTTGCTTGTTCTCTTGCTTTATTCATTAAGTAGTCTTTTTGTTTCTGGATACCTTTCCTGACTTGTCCAGACGCAGTAGTGATGAAGGTTACTGCTTTCTCCTTTGTATTCATTAACCTTGTTCTTAACGATTCTCTGATAGTCCTTATTGTGTCGCTCGTTGGATCACCTAACCTGAGAAAACTTCCTGCTTTCTCAACACCAACCTCATCAATAAGATCGACTGCCATTACGTCATCTCCGAGACCTAATTGCTTTATCTTCTGTAGTTTTGTCTTTACTGCTTTT